AGGTGGTCCCAAGTTTGATTTGGTTCCTGTGACCAAGCAAAAGGACATCATGGTCAATGTTGCCCGTATGCATGCTCAACAGGAATACAACCGAATTACCGAATTGGTAGAAGTGCTACAGCGTCAAGCAGCCGAACTCAAACGTCGTTTGGACATTACAGACATGGTACATGCGTCCCGTTACGAATTCCAAGTTTATCATGGCCAAACCTATTGGTTGGTCAACGACACCAAACGTGGTGGAACCAGACTTACTCATAATGGCCCCCGAGATTGGACCACAGGAGCACCTGAAGAATATGAGTATATTTGCCAAGTCAAATGGTTAGGTGACTATACCTGGATTGAAGTTGACAACAATGGCAACTCTGTGCTATAATTGTATATCCAAACACCACAAGGTAGATATGTACAACGAAATTGATGACAACATGGGCTATCCGATCCCACTAAAAATCCGCAGACGCTGGATCAACATCAACAGCATGACCTTTTTGATGAAATGGATCAGTACAGCAATTATGTTGACCGCAGCTGTGGCCATTGTAAACGATTGGAAGCCTTACACTATCTGGTTGCTAAACGCAGGCAGTGTGAGTTGGTTGATTACCAGCATCCTCTGGCGTGAGTGGAGTTTGATTGTAGTCAATGCGGCCTTGTTGGCCGTGTATGGATATGGGCTGGTAATTGCATGATCAATGGACCTTGGCAGTTTGACGGAACGTCGTTTAACAAATTGGAACAATACAAATCAGTAACCGCAAAACAATATGAAGATTGGAAAAAACAGTTTACAGCCGATGCTTTACGTGGTCAGCGTTACGGACAAAGCTTCTGCAATCGCTTTGGTATCACCGACAACTTGCTTCAATACACAAGAGAAATCGAGTGGTGCGACAGATACATTCGAGACAAGTACATTGCGAGACGATAAATTTCCTTACCCTGTTGTAATACCTTGGAGCTCTAAGTTAGACACTGTAACGGCTTGGAACGAAGTTTGTGCTCAAGGAATGGAACTGTTTGGATTACCGGGTAACCGCTATATCACAGATGCCAATGTCAATGACATGACATGGTGGTTTCGAGACGAACAAGACGCATTGTTAATGACACTTAAATTTAGCGAGCAACTACAATGAAATATCCTACATCACTTTACTTTGCTTATGGCGCCAATATCAACGCAGACGACATGGCCTGGCGATGCCCACAAGCTCGACCTATTGGAGCATTTGAACTACGCGATTGGCAACTAGAACTTTATTGTCATGCCACTATTGAGCCTAAACAGGGCAGTAGCGTACATGGTGTGCTTTGGGAACTTACCCGCGAGTGCGAAGAATCATTGGACGTATTCGAAGGCTATCCTAGTTATTATACTAAACGCACTTGGTTTCAAAACGGACAGTGGTTCTTCTTTTACGAGATGACAAATCCTAAATCAGGTACTCCTTCAGAAGGATATATACGTGGAATAACCATGGGATACGATCAATGGCGATTACCACAATCGAAGTTAAAGGAATCTCTTGACAGAACCTACAACCTACAACGTGTCAATCAAGAATATATCAGCTGTTGATGCTGTAAACATCAAGCATCAACTAGTTGAAGTATATAAATTGGTCGACGGTCAAGATTTTACCTGGGCTTGGTATCCTGAGGTATTAGACGAATACAGCTACTTTCAAACTGAACCGCGTCGTATGGAAGTTCGATTTGTAGATCAATCCAACGCTACATTTTTTGAATTGAGGTATAGACAATGAAATTACAAAAACCTCCACTAGACTCTGGTATAATTTATAGAACTCGAGAAAGTTTCAATCACGCTACAGAAATAGTTAAACCATTTGGTGTGCTTGAGCAAGTATTAGACTGGTGTAAGAACGAACTACGTGACGAGTTTCGGTGGCAGTTAGTCGAAATGTCCAGCGATATCAAACCCGGTCGCTACATATTCTTTTTTGATGACGAGCGTGATTACTTGGCCTTTGTATTAAAATGGTCAAATTGGCAAGGTTGACCAGAAATTAGTCGTTTGCTATAATTACAAAATAGTAACTCACTCAAGAGCTGATATGGAAAAAGAAATCACACAAGATCTACGCAGTTTTAGGTTTATCGGAGAAGAAGCCCAATCATTGGGTAACCGTTTGGATGCAGCTAGATTGGCTCTAGAATCTTCAACCACACATTGGGCCAAGCGTTACTGGACCTTGGTCATTGATCAGTTGTTGTTTCAATGGCGCAGTTTACCGGCATTGCACGATGGAGAAGCTGCCATGAGCATTGTGCCACGCTGGAAGATTGATTATGATTTTTATGATATTGATCACAGTCCTGCTGGATACGGTATTACAGATAAAATTTTTGATGAAATTTTCAGAACCAGTTTAGATGAAAGTTGGAATCGTGCAAGAGAGGCACGATTGGCAAGAGCACAGTATTAAGGAGGAGCTAAAATGGTAGGGTCATTATATAAAGATGCCACGGGTCGAGAATTCGTAGTTGAGTTTGTAGATCACAATATGAATGGGTCTTGGGTACATTACACACAAGTAGGAACTGACAAAAAATTTAACTGTTTGGTTGAAGCATTCAAAGAGCGTTTTACAAAGGTAGTGAAATGATTACAGAAGAACGCGAAATGATTGTGCAGGCAGTGTTGGCAGGTGAATTGGATGCTGACTATTTGACTGTATCAGAAGTCAAAGATCTTGAGTTGTTGGTGTTTGATGCTGCTATGGAAAAGCAACTAGAGGAAGCCTTGCTGGCAGGTAAAGCAGTGTTTTGGGGACTAGATGGAGATCCACTACAGTGAACCACCAGTTTATTGTTTCCTGGGATTGCAACGGTTTGGAAGTGTGCTGTGATGTTACAGCCGCACAACAACGAGCAGTATGGGAACAACTACGTGGAGAGTTACCCAGTGAAAGTGGGATTCCAAGTCTTGGCCACTTGAAGTTAAGAGCACAGTATAATCCTCAACGACACTATGAGATTTACATCGTTGAAGCAGTAGATGGTATAACTGAAAAAGATATTCGAGAAATGTTCACAGCTGATCCTCAAACAGCTGCCGACACAATTCGTCGATTAGGTACATGTTTTCACAGTGACAGGGCTACCACCAAGCCTGTTATTGTATAAAGTGTCAGTGGGATAACGACCCACTAGTGTGACCCGCACGACGTATTAAGTGAGCTAGTTACTCACGGGTGGTAGTCTTATGAACCTAAAGGCCGGTGGCAACCCGTTAGCGGCCCCTGCTGGGAAGAGGAGACCTCGCTGGTATGATTGTTTATTTGCTGTCAAATTTAAGGGCAACAAATCCTTAGATAGCACCGGGACACCAAATACGCCAGAAGGTAGACAGTTAAAGTTAACCTCCGAGGGGTGCAGAGCACTTTTTTCTTATGTTAGTGTGTATTAACATTTAGGTTGACAGAATATCTAAAATTCTGTATAATTATTATTGAGTTAGTCAAGTATTGCACTTGTCGGCTTTTAACCCAACGCCTTACTGTTAGGCATAGAAAGGAAACATCATGGCACAACGCCTCACACGCAAACTTACGGACGTGGCCCGTGAAGTAGAGCAACAAATCAAAGCCCACTACAACATCACTCAAAAAGAGCTGGATGGTTGGCGAGCAAAAGCCAAACTAAGTCAAAATTTTCCACAGTCTAAAATGGTCACTATCTCTGATCTTTGGATTGACTATGAAGTGCAACGAGACGTACTTCACAAACACATCATCAACATTATGAAAAAGTGGGACAGTCGCATCTGCTCTCCAGTGTCAGCTTGTCGTTTAATTGACAGCGATCGGGTGGATACATACGATGGACAACACAGAACTATTTCAGCAACCATTTTAGGCTTTACAGAAATTCCAGGTGCTGTGGTTGTTACCGATGACAAAAACTTTGCGTCATATGCTTTTGAAATGCTCAACGACACAGGCGTCAAGCGGTTGAGTCCCGGCGACTTGCATCGTAATGCTTTGGTTCGTTATAAAAACGGTAGTAAAGAAATTCGCAATCTTCGTGCTAGAACACTGCAAGATCAATTTGATAACAACGGTATCGACTTGCAAGACAAAGGCTCTCGTTCAAGTGATAACCTGCGTGGCGACAATGATTACTTCTTTAGTCATTTTAAGTATGCCTACAAAGGTATCGAACTTGACGAATCAGGACGAGTATTAGGCAACATACTAAAATCAATCAAAGAAGTTTTTCCACTGCAAGAAGAAATTGATCAAGGTGTCTTTATCGGTTTGTATGAATTACAACGTATTGCTGGCACAGCAGGTAATGTTAAATTGCCGGATGACTGGATGACTACTGTATTAAAGAGTGCTAAGAAAGTATTCAACAGTTCGCACTTAGTACATAGCAAAGCCAAGATACAATGGGAACACAGCCACCCTGGTGCAGGATGGAATGCTCCGCTGGCAATGAGTAATTTCTTGCGTGAATTACATGTATTAGATGGTGCCAAAATTAATTTACCATTCCATGGTGCCGCAAGCAAAACTGGTATCGAAGATGGTAATGTAGCTGAAGGTTTGTTTCCACAGCGTGAGGTGGCATAATGAGTAACTTTTTATACGTTCATAAAGACATGAGTGGAGACCCAGCCTGGAACAAGGTTGGTATAAGTATTACTCCTTATTCGGCTGTTCGATCAAGACAAAAAAATTGTTCACAAAAATTTACTCTAGATCATTTATATTTTGGTCGACCTGGGCATATCGAACGTCTTGAATCTATATTAAAAGACACATACAAAGATTTTACTGGTAAGGCCATTACCGGCCGCGGACAAACAGAATTGTTTAAACTAACACAAGACCAATTAGTAAAAATTATCAATGAGACTGTGATTAAAAAACAATTCGACATAATCAAAGTAGCTTTAGAAAACCCTTACAGTGCTAGCAAAGCAAGTGATTGTCCATTTAATGTACCATCCGAAAGTTCTGTTGCATCCTGGGCTAAGAAGTTAGTGTTAGAAACATGGGGCGAGTCTGAGGAAGAGAAAATTATTAAAAACTTGTGGAAAGGAACTCCTTTTGAACATGCTTAAAGAATCGCTTGATCAATTTGTAGCACCTATCTATGGCAAAACTCAACGTACACCTGATACCTATCGAACTGTAGCTAGCCATTGTTCAACACACATCGAACAATTAGTAAAAGAATATCATGCTGTGGTCAATGATCAACAGTTGTTGCGTGAAATTCGCAACGACATTGATTACTACTTGCGTAGATATCACGAATACTGTATTCAACAACGTGATGGTATGAAAGCACACTATCACGAAATTGGTGCAGATGACGACTGTGATTTTGAACATTTGATTCCGGCTGCACGTATTCGTGATCTGTTGTTGGCCAGTGCTATTTCGGTAGAACAAGCTCTCAATGCTCCTACTGTGAGATTAAGTCGGAGCAAACACCATGCACTCAAGGATGCCGGTTGGGCCAGCAAAACTCCTAACATGTGGTTACCGTTTGAAAGATATACCAACGTGTTTCAAGCAACGTATCAAACACATGATGGAACGGCAATCGATCCGTTGACATGGACACTGGAAAACCATTATAATTACTTTAAACACTTAGTGATTTAAAATGATACAATGGCCAGTTCAACCACAAAACAAAAAATATGAGCGATGGTACGATCTGTTGATAACCAGCGCCCAGGCAAGACAGCTTGGCGATGATATCTATACCGAGACTCATCATATTATTCCAAGAAGTTTTGATGGTTCAAATGATCGAACCAATTTAGTTGACTTAACAGCTCGAGAACATTATATTGCACATGCACTACTTTGGAAAATGAACTTTCCTAAAAAGTATGGACGCAAGATGTCATTTGCATTTAATACATTCATGAACAAGATGCAAAAAAACAATCCGGTCAACAAGCATAGACACAATCATGATTACAAAATAAACAGTCGAATTTATGAAAGTTTTCGAATACAATATGCTCAAATGCTAAGTGAAAAAATGAAAGGTAAAGGCAACCATTTTTATGGCAAAACTCACAGTGAAGAAACTCGGCGAAAAATTGGAGAAAAAAGTAAATTAAAAGAATTCAAACGTGGATCTGATCATCCAAATTGGGGTAAACCAAGTCATGTCACTCCGGAGGGCAAAGCAAGACAAATTTCTGCAATCAGACAACGATGGGCCGATCCAGAATTTAAAAAAACAATGATTGAAAAACGAAAAGCGTTTTTACAGACTCCTCAGGGCATTGAACAAAGAAAAAAATTTGCCGAGAACAATAGAACAAGAGTAAGAACGCCTGAACAAATTGAAAAAACTGCAGCAGCCAAAAGAGGAAAAACCTGGGAAGAACTTTACACTGCTGAACAAATAGAAAGATTAAGAGCCGGAGCTAAAAATCGAGTGCTGAGTCCAGAAGCTCGCGCTCGAATAAGTGAAGCAACTAGAAAACTTGGTCAGCGTCCAAAATCTGAGGAACACAAAAGAAAAATATCAGAAAGCAACAAAGGCAAACACAGTGGCATGGTAGGTGAAAAAAATCATCGATGGGGTAAAAAACTATCAGCTGAACAAAAAGAAAAATTACGCCAAGCAAATTTACAAAGATACCATGATAGATTATCTCAGAAATTTGTTGGCCCAATGAGACCTCTGACAGCTTTTGAATTTCGAGGTGTTGTGTACAAAACTGTTGGCACAGCAGCAAGAGCACACAATCTAACAATTGGAAAAGTTCGATTACAAGTCAAGTATTGGGGCAATAATCCCAGTGAAAGCACAATTGAAAAAATTAATTCAGGCCAACTAAAATATCCTCGAACAGCACCAAACAAGGGTATACCAATGACCGACGAACAAAAAAGAACTATAAGTCAAACAAAACAAAAAAAGATGCAGGAGCTTCAAGAAGCTGGCATTCCATTACCCAACACCGGAAGAAGAAAGATACATAAGGAATCCTAATGTCCAATTACCTAGATGAAATCAAGTCCCGATACGATATCAAGGATCATGTAGAGGCACCCGTTACTATTCCTAAGTTGCCCACAGAAGGCATTGTGCTGATTGTGGGCACATCAGGATCGGGTAAAACTACCATACTAAAAACAGTAGACGATCCTAGACCCATTGTAATTGATAACACAAAAACAGTTATTGAAAACTTTAGTACGCCAGAACGTGGCGAAGAATTGTTGTTGGCCTGTGGACTAAGAACAATTCCTGCTTGGTTTCGCACACCTAACACTCTAAGCAACGGTGAGTTTCATAGATTTGAGATTGCCATGGGCATAGATCAGGGCCACAACATCATTGATGAATTTACATCAGTTGTGGATCGAGATACTGCTAAAAGCCTGGCATACAGTGTTCGTCGATACTTCGATAAAAATCCTGGTGTGCTGTATATTGCAAGTTGCCATAGAGATATTATTGACTGGTTAGATCCAGATTACATTTACGACACCGACATGCAGGAATTATCTGCAAGGAGGTCACTTCATCTTCGATTGGGGAGACCAAAACTTTCACTCACCATCCGAAGCACAAGTGCGGACTATTGGCGACTATTCCGGAAATATCATTATTTAGATAGTGCTATCAGTCGAAGTGCTCACTACTATGTACTCTTACTAGGTGACAAACCCATTGGATTTCATGCGGCTATCCATAGCACCAATCGTGATATTCATTCATACTGGCGCGGTCATAGAACTGTAATTTTACCCGAGTTTCAAGGTCTAGGTATAGGCACAGCATTCAGTGATGCCATTGCTGAACTATATGTTAGTAAGGGCCTTAGGTATTTCAGCAAAACTGCCCATCCTAGCTTTGGTGAACATCGTGAGAAATCACCGCTGTGGCGACCAACTAGCACCAATCGACAATCGAGAAAAGGTAGTTATCTAAACAAAGATGGTACAGTACGCAAAATGCCCGGCTATGGTGGCACTACTACAGCACGAGATGCAGGTCGTGTGTGCTATAGTCATGAATACATTGGTAAAAAAACTCAATAAAATCAATGACTTAGCAGACCTAATAAAATGGTTGACCAGAATCTACCGTTCTGCTACAATATTACTATAGTTAAAAAATAGGAGAACTAAATGAGTTTGGAAAAAGAAACAATTGATGTATTGATGATTTTGGCAATTTTGGGATATGGTGTCTTTTTGGGTTACTGTGCTGGTCGCGCCAAAGGCTACAGTGAAGGTGCTGACATGGTCAAAGAAGTTTACGGTCGTAAGTAATCGTGGCCAAACTAGCTCAACCTGTTGACAGTCAAAATGCATGGGCTGCGGCTTGTGGCGCATACCGTATCAACGGTAATGAATATCTCAAAGCTGGATTCATTACAGATGATCGCAAGACTAATCAGCAAATTGTGGCTGAACTGTTGGCCAACCCAGACGAGATACTAGATAGTGATCGTGCTCAAGGACAGACGGTGCGTGATTACATTAGCAAGGTTGTGACCTTGGCTACCCTTAAAGGTACATTGGATACCTGGGGTCAGGAAATGGCTAGAGTGAGTCAGTTGAATGTGATCTCTGATACTTACGATCTTCATATCATAGCATCATTACCCGCAACCTACGCAAGATACCTTGAACGTGAGCGTGTGCATGAACGATTAACTGGCACTAGTGCTGAATACAATGCTCAGTTGGGTGACAAGATCGAGCTAAATGTAGAAGTTCTAGAAAACAAATACAGCCAGAAATGGGCGACCTACTATGTTACAGTAGTAGACACAGATAATCGTGCTTGGTATTTTGCTCATCGTCAAAGTTTGAAAAAAGGCAATCAATATACTATTCGTGGCACAGTTAAGCGAATAACAGATCGCATGGTACAATTGAATCGTGTTAAATTGTTGGACAAGGAAACAACCATATGACCAAGTTTGTAGTAGGTGTAATAGTTGGAATAACCCTGGCAACAGTAGGGTTATCAGGGGTGGCTCACATTGTAGACAGCGGTGTGGCTAAAATACAACAGATCACAAAGGAAGCAACAAAATGAAAACATTTTTAGTAGTATTAACAGCATTGACACTGACAGCCTGCGGTACAGTGTCAGGACTTGGCAAGGACATCCAAAAAGGTGCCGAATGGACCAAGGAAAAAATGACTGGTACGCCCTTGTAATTTGGGCATCCAAAAGGATATGTTATGGTTGACCAATATAGACAAATCAGCTATAATATATGTATATGCTAAGAAATTGGGCATATAAAGCAAGTAGGCAACAAACTTTATTTTAAACTTAGAAAGGCAACACAAAATGGCAGCAGAAAAATTATTCACAGTAGCAGGTACAGCAACCAACGCAGACGGTACAGTTAAAGCTCGTTTCGCGAACGACTTGGTAGCACGTATCAAGATTTTAAACAAAGCCGGTTGTACTGACATTAACTTGGTAGAATTGCCACGTGCAATGACCAAGCTAGAGGCATTGCAGTACATTCAAGAAACACAGACACCAACTGGTGATGCTGGTTACGCTGTAGCCAACAAGTTAGCAGAGAAGACAAAGATCGCCAAACGTGATCAAGTCAAGATTGCTGGCAAAAGCACAGCTAAGGTAGCTGACGAAGCATAATAGAGCTCGACTCTAATCAAAAACGGCATCTTCGGATGCCGTTTTTTACAGATTAAAATTTTAGATATTCTAATTCTAATACAGGACAATTTACTGTGGTTACGAGATCCTCTGAATTTACAACTTTTCCGATTACAGGATGCCCAGTAAACTTTTCAATTGTATCCCATCCGTGTTGTTCAACAAAATCTTTTCCATTTATTTCGAACCATTGGCGGTATTTTTTAAAATTAAGATTACTTGGACAGTCCTTAATAACTAAGTTTAACCCCGGTTTAACAAAATTATGAAATTTACATGTTTGTGCTATATTGGCAGTATCTTGTTGTTGATATAAGAATAATGGATGGTGCCCTACAAACGGGTTTTGCAATCGTAAATCGCCAAACTCTAAATCAAGTTTAGCAGGATACTCGGAACTATCAATAAAAAATCCTGCGTCGTTGTACCACTCTATCTGTAGCCAACTATCTCTTCGACTTCCACTCTCAATCGCGTGTAAACAAAAATGCAATTCGTGTAACAAATGATCATGATCTTCGGGTATATTTTCAAATCCTTCTGAAAGATATTGTTCAATGTCTTTGTGTAACTTAGTGGTTGTAGCTAGATCATAATGTTCAAACTGCCAATTCCATCCCAGTGTATGTTGTGCCTGATCGACTAAATTTTTAAAATACAAAAGTGTATATTTTTGCTGGTCTCTAAACAACGGAAAAGGATCGTGACGATACTGATGATACAACAAAGTATAATAACGTTCAGCCAACGTTGTAGAATCTAATTTATAATGTAGTTCTGGGCATTGATAAAATTTAACAACAAACTCAAGCATACGATATTTACAACTTTAAAACTTTGATTATAAATTATTAGAACTAAGTATTATAAACAACAACAACTCATGTCCATTAGTACCATACGCCACGGCGAACCTTTATATCTAGTAATCATGCGAGACCCAAGAGCCACTGCTCTGTTCAAGTCTTGGATCTCTGACAACCGTATCAAGAATTGCCAAATCACTGAAAACAAGATGCACATGTATGATCAACACAGTTTGAACATGTTTATGGTCACATGGACCGAATGGACCAACTTGGTCATATGGGATTGTTGGAATCGGCGACATATCTATACCTAAATCGTTGACACGCTAAAAATATTAGCCTACACTGTAAAAGTGTCTAAATAAACACACTTAACAGAAAAGGAAAAACTATGTCAGCTAATCATGACGCAATCAAAACAGCATTTGAAACCTACATCGCAGAAAACGAAAAGTTTACAGCCAAGGGTGTAAAAGCATCAGCAGCTCGTGCTCGTAAAGCTCTACAGGAAATGTCAAAAGCAATCAAAGAGCGCCGTAAAGAAATCACAGCAGAAAAAGAAGCACTAGCGGCCAAGTAATATGGCTTTAGTTCTTAACCCTACTGTTAGTGTCACTGATAGTACCACTGTGAGTAACACTAGCGGTCCTTACTCAATTACTTCCGGAATTTCAATTCCTTGGACTGGTAGTGTCAGTAGCGACACCTACACTATTGATCCTAATTGGCCTAACAGTACCTCGGCTAAGATTCAACTCGACGGCCCAGATGCCGATATTGAAATCAACGGCGAAAGTTTATTAGACATGCTCCGCAACATTGAACAACGTCTAAATATACTGAAGCCTAATCCTGAATTGGAATCAGAATGGGCAGAACTTAGGGCACTTGGTGAACAATACAGAGCACTGGAGAAGCACATTCAAGCCAAAATGAAGACGTGGGACGCTATCAGTAAGTAATGTCTACATGGTCTGAGTTTTACAATGAAATAAAAGATCCAAGCTGGCCCGAGTGTAACGACGAGAGCCAGTTTGATTCTTTGCCTGAGCACATTCAACAAGAATGTGTTGACGTTTTTGGATATGTACCTGGACAATTTAAAAAATCCAGCAAACTAGTCAATCGAGTATTTCCTATCAAGACAGCTACAGCCTGTCAGCTCAAGTGGAATTGGAGCACAATCTTCTTAACTACAGAAGAAACTGCCAGTTGTCATAGAACCAATCATCACCAATTTGATACAGATCAATTTGATTTTCATAATACTCCAAGCAAGTTGCAGGATCGGCAACATATGTTAAATGGTGAGTGGCCTGAACACGGATGTAGTTATTGTCAAGACATTGAACATGCCGGGGGACAAAGTGATAGAATTACTAACTTAGACTTTCCTGGCATCCATGCACCATTGGAGTTAGAAAATAACTCAACCGCTACAGTAGTAACTCCACGTATTTTAGAAGTTTATTTTGATAATACTTGTAATTTAAAATGTCTTTATTGCGGTCCTCATTTCAGCAGTCTCTGGGACGCTGAAAATAAACGCCATGGTAAATTTGTCAAAGGTGATTTGATAATCAATAACAAATTTCAAAAAAGTATCAATATTGAAAAAAACAAACAAAAAATGTTTGAGTGGTTGATTTTAAACAGACAACATCTTACTAATTTTAATATTTTAGGTGGCGAGCCATTTTATCAACAAGAGCTAGAACAGTGTTTGGATTTGTTTGATCAACACCCGGCGCCAGAATTAAAACTGCAAATTTTTACAAATCTCAATGTTAAACTTTCTAAGCTTCAAACTATTATACAACGTATTAAATGTTTAATAGATCAAGACAAACTACGAGAGTTTGAAATCACTGCTAGCCTGGACTGTTGGGGATCACCGCAAGAGTATGTTCGATATCCACTGAACCTGGTCAGTTGGGAAGAAAACTTTAACTATCTATTGTCGCAATCATGGATTAATCTAATTGTTAGTTCTACAGTTACTCCATTAACTGTTAAAACATTACCAGATTTGTTACAAAAAATCAATCAGTGGAATCAACAAAGAACCGTGTATCACTATCAAAATTCAGTCAATGGACCGAGCTACATGTTTATTGATATATTTGGTGATATATTTGTTGACGATTTTGCTCAGGCTCTATCACTCAAACAAACAAATAATCCAGAACAAATTGCTAGCAAAAATTATCTGTTGGGTATAGCTCAACAAAGTGCCAGCAAAGGACCTAATATCCCTGAAATAACCAAACTTTTTAATTTCCTAAATGAAATGGATCGCAGGCGTAATACCAATTGGCAGCAGATATTTCCATGGTTAGTGCCTGAATTTTCCAAATACGGATTGACAATAACCAAACTATAGTGTATAATAACAGTATTGTCGTTAAATACCTATATAATGGCAAAAAGTGGTAAGAAAAGAGCTGTTTTTAGCTCAAGACAGTGCTCGGAACTAAGTATTTGTGCATGTGGTAAAAACAACTTAGCTGATCATATTGATACAGCAGAAGATCACAATCTTAGAACCACAGCACCTCGGTAGTTTGTGCCGAGTAACAAACAGCAAACATAGGTGCAGTGATTGAAGTTTGTCCAAACTGATATTGCTGTTCGAAAGAGACCGTCGGAACGTCTCTTCGTTGACAAATGGTATTGACTGAGTTTGTAGTATTTCGGACAAAAAGCTCAGTCCAAGAGAGTATGGCAAAGAAGGCCCCGAGTCTCGTTATGTATATCTCACACCGTCAATGCGCTCATTCCGAGCACCTCCGCTGAAGAGCCCAGTATGGTTCAAAGGAGAATGACATGACTCAACCGTCAAGTAAACAACCAGTAGTAGAAGACATAAAAGTATGGGCAGTCAAAACATTTTGTTTTTTCTGTGTGATGTTTGCAGTGGTTATAGTAACCACAATCAAGCTAGATCAACTAGCATCATCTAATGACGCTTGGCGTCAAGGATTTGTTTCAGCAGAAGACCGTACACGGCAGTTGAAATGTATGACCCAGAACATTTACTGGGAAGCCGCTAGCGAGCCATTTGAAGGCAAAGTAGCAGTGGCACAAGTAACCATGAACCGGGTGGCGTCAGGACGTTTTGCATCAGATGTTTGTGGTGTTGTTTATCAAAAGAACATTGTCTATGAGAAAGTGGTTTGCCAGTTCTCGTGGTATTGCGAAGGCACTCACCGAGTGCGACCAGTGCATGCGGCACTTTGGAAAGAATCAGAAGAAGTTGCCAAAAAAGTTTTGCTGGAAGGATTCCGATTACCATCAATGAAAGACGCACTATACTATCACGCAGACTATGTAAACCCTCAATGGGGCAAACCAAAAATTGACAAAATTGGACGTCACATATTTTACAGAGAACGTGAAGGGCGCCGTATATGATTTCTTTCAAAGAACGTGCCAATGCTTGGTTGTCCGAACACTTGCCTAAAGTAAGTGCCGATACCCTGGGTTGGTTAGCAGTGATTCTAATTCACTGTGCAACCATCCCTACTTTGTTGGCCTTGCTCACAGGACTTTCAGACAACGTCCCTAACTTGGATATTGTGCTATTCATGTGGGCAGGTTTGGTACTACTATTCATTAGATCTGTAGTATTAAAGGATACTTTAAATATCATTACAATTGGTACAGGCTTTATTGTACAAGCTGTAATAATGGCTATGATCTTGTTCAAATAAATTGGTTGACCAAAAACTCCTATCATGCTATAATATTGTTATAGTGAAATAGGAGTTTTATTTTGACCTTAAGATACGACAATCCGCAGTTACGTAGGCTAACAGTTAAAGACGAAGATTTTTGTATTATATCTGGCTTTGCATATTATCCACGTGCAGCAATCAATATTGAATCATCTTGCCCTGCTGATGTACAAAAAATTGTTCAGTTGGCCATAAGCAAGGGTTGGATTTCTGCCGAAGCTTGGATCAAAGATTCAGAATACATGTGGGAGAAGCTCAATGACAATGCATCTTGAAGGACCGTGGCTCAGTACAACTGGCAAAAAGAAAGGCCCAAAAAAGTGGGCCAGCTCAGAAGCCAAAGCACATGCTGAGCGCCTAGCACGTGAGTGGCGTGATCGTGAACGTGAGTGGGCTAAACTGGCTCCAAAGTTTAGTTCACGAAACACCACTGCAAAAACTACCAAGCCAGTAGAACCTAAAAAAACTGCACCATTAAAGAGTTCTGGACCCAAATTTCCTCCTGGACGTGAACCCGTGGCAGTAAACAGTTTAGATACCGGTTGGGTAACCTGTAGCAAACCCACAGATCAAGAATACACAGGCACTAAAGTCAAGGGTATTGGTACCATGCACAAGTCAAATGCTGTGCCTATTTTCTCAGATGATGAGGCAATTGAAATAAGTAAAATGCGTCGTTAATGAAAGGATCGCACTTGATGAAAAGAAGTAATTTAAAATAATGGCTAAAGAAGAAGGATTCAAAATGGATGGGCAAGTAGTTGATGTGCTACCCAATGCCATGTTTAGAGTCAAAATTGACAACATTGAACAACCTGTAACAGGTGTTATATCAGGAAAAATGCGCCAGCACAATATCAAAATTTTGCTAGGCGACACAGTAGAAATAGAATTCAGTCCTTACGATCTAACTCGAGGTCGAATTACAAGACGCAGATAAGTACTTTATTATGCGTAAAGAAATCAACCTAATAGAAGCCAGCACACGTCCAGCCAAACTGGAAACTACTCCTTTGCCTTATTCGGAAAAGGATCTAGAACCAGTGATGTCCAAAGACACAATAGACTACCATTATGAGCATCTAGCCAAAGGTTATGCAAAACGCTACAATGCCGGTGAAGGCAATGCTGATTTCAATCGTGCAGGTAGTTTTTTACACAATAAATTTTTCCCACAATTATGTGCCCCAAAAGGTGCCAACAAACCCAAAGGTGCTGTGCTAGAGCTAATTGAGGCCAACTTCAAAACCTACGAAGACTTCAAAGCGGCTGTGAAAGAAACAGCAATGAAAATTCAAGGGTCGGGTTGGGTTTATCTTTCAACCGGCGGCGAAATCAAAACAATCAAAAACCATGCGGTGCGTACAGATATATGCGTACTTATTGATTGGTGGGAACACGCATGGGCACTTGACTATCAAAGCGATAAAGAACGTTACCTAGACAATATTTGGAAAATTATTGACTGGGACGTTTGTAACCAACGCTTGTAATCTCAAATACTGGCTATAGCAATCTCTGGTAAATACAATCCAGAGGACTCTAATCTATGGCACAACAAGTAATCAACGTAGGCACTGCACCCAATGATGGTTTAGGCGACCCTATACGCACAGCATACATCAAATGTAACGATAATTTTGGTGAATTGTTTAGTCGTGTTCAAGACACGCCACCTAGTGGCCCAACTGGCACTGTTGGAGATTCAGCCGGTATGATTGCATTTGATAACACGTATCTTTATGTTTGTGTTGCAGACTTTGACGATACTACAGAAATCTGGCGTCGTGTAGCGTTTGACCCAACTTGGTAATCAAATGGCTCAACCGATCTGGATCACTCCTGCTGGTAGTTTAGGAACTATACCCGAAGGTATATTCTATCAGACCAACATGTTGGCTGATACTGCCACAATTACTACGGTAAATTGTACAGCAACCTCATCTGCGACCAATCTTATTACATGTGATAGCACTGCTAATATTTGGCCAGGATTAAATCTAATATTCTCCGGTGGTTTGTTTGGTGGAGTAAGTCCAAGTATTAGATATTTTGTGTTAGCAGTTCCTGATAGCACACACTTTTCAATTGCACCTTTTGAATATTCTACTACAGCTATACCATTAACTGATGGTACAGGGTCAATGACTGCAACATTTAATCAGCATGTATTGTTTACTATACAAGCTGGGACTCTACCGTCGGGAATACAAATCAGCGACAACGGATTAATTGAAGGTGTTCCAAAAGCTGTGGCTAGTATACAAGGTGTGCCTACACAAGTCTCAGAGGATGTAACTAGCAAATTTACAGTACGAGCTTATACTAAAACACGTGCTGGCACATTAGATCGTATCAACGACAGAACATTTAGTTTGACAGTAACCGGTCAAGATGCACCAGAGTGGATAACACCAGCTGGTCAAATCGCACAAGAATACGACGGTCAACAAATTACTCCAATACAGGTGGAATATACCGATGTCGATCCTAGTGACACTGTAATTATATCTCTCAAAGCTGGAGAATTGCCGCCAGGATTAACTGTTAGTAGTACAGGATTAATTTCTGGGTTTATCACCCCATTAAGCCCGGTGGATGCTACTGCTGGATTCAGTCGTGATGGTCAAGGATATGATGAATATCCTTTTGATTTTTCAACCAAAAGTGTCAATACCAACTATGAATTTGTTCTTGAAATTTCAGACGGTAAGTCAAGTAGCTTAAGAACTTTTAGTATATTTGTTTACTCAAAAGATTCAATGACTGCAGACACCACAGAAATCACAGCCGATAATACATTTATTACAGCTGATGTCAGCCCTGTTCGTGTGCCGTTTATTATAAGTCCGGCCCCGGGTAGCATTGGCAGAATACGCAATGACAATTTCTTTGCTGTACAATTTGTAGGACTTGATCTCGACGGAGATCCAATAGAATATGAACTAGGATATGACATTGGCGATTCGACTGCTATCCCAGGACTTACACTTGATCCAGGAACAGGTTGGTTGTATGGCTATATTCCTTCCTTGGGTCTAACTGAAAACACCTATAATTTTTATGTACGTGTCTATAAAAAAGACAATCCTACAGTTATTAGCAATCAATACGATTATTCATTGACAGTCGTTGGGCCAATTGATACTGATGTAACTTGGTTAACCAACAGTGATCTAGGTACCATTGACAATGGTGCTACTAGCACATTATATGTTTTGGCTACTAATTTGGCCGGGATACCTCTACAATATCAACTTGAATCTGGCAGCGATAGCAATCTTCCACAAGGATTGCAACTGTTACCGTCGGGCGAAATTGCTGGTCGAGTAAGCTTCAATACCTTTGCATTAGATTTAGGAACAACAACATTTGATGTTACATTAAATGATCTTGCTATATCAGGTGAAGATACAGAAACTACATTTGATATGACTCATACATTTACAGTTAATGCGTACAGTGTAAATGGATTGGTAAGTGTTTTTAAAACATTCACTATCACAGTAAATCGGGCTTATAACGAACCATACGAAAATCTTTACATACAGGCAATGCCCCCATTGAGCGATCGTGAGTTTATTGATAGTTTACTTCAAAATCAAGATATCTTTAGACCTGAACTTTTGTATAGGCCAGCTGATCCAAACTTTGGACGTGCTACAAATGTAGTTTATGACCATGCATTTGGATTAACTGCTAGTACCATTGAAGAATATTACAGTAGTTTATACGAGAATCATTATTGGAAGAATCTTACCTTGGGTGAAATTCGGGTGGCACAAGCACTTGATAGTAATGATAACATCATATATGAAGTAGTCTATAGTGCAGTAGTTGACAACCTATTAAACAATGAAGGTGAGAGCGTCAGTAAAGAAGTAGTACTTCCTTATACAGTAACTGATGCAACTGGGGAAGAGATTAATTTAGTATATCCAAACAGTTTAACTAACATGCGTGATCAAGTGATTGACACTGTTGGGCAGATTTCTAATATTTTGCCGCTATGGATGACCAGCAAACAATCTAACGGTCGCGTGCTAGGATTTACTCCTGCATGGGTATTGGCCTATGCCAAGCCAGGTAAAGGCGAACAAATTGCCTACTACATACGCACAAAGTTTGGTGAAAGATTGAACTTGGTAGATTTTGAAGTTGACCGATATGAGTTAGATAGATTATTAAGTCATAATTGGGATCCCGCTGGAGATTCAACTACTGGTGCTTGGGAACCAACTCCAGCAGAAACTACATTTGACTTAACTGACCATTATCAACTATCTGAGCCTAATGATTCAAGTCTTTTATTCAGCGGCGGCCTTGGATATGCAGTTGGTGACACTATTCTTATAAACGGTAGCCAAGTAGGTGGCGTTGATGGAACCAATGATATAATTGTTCGAGTTGAACAAATAGACACAAATGGCACCATTGAACAAGCACAAGCCACTGGAACTGCACCACTTTTAAGTACCGGTAATAGTTATACAAATATTGCAGGGACAAATATCACTGGTACTGGTACAGGTGCTACCTGGGACATTGAAGTTGTAGGCGCTGATGCAACGACATTTGACGGAACAAGTGTAAGATTTATTGCACCTGTAGATATGTACAGCAATACCACAGACTACGACAAATATCTTGTTTTCCCGTATAAAACAATTCTTGATCCGGTGGATGCATCGGGTCCAGTTAATTGGACAAATAACAATAATAGCATAGTAGAATGGACTAACAACTCCAATGTTACTGTAACATGGGTAAACAGTAATACATAAATACAATCAACTAAAATAATGAGATTATAATGTCAACCGTTCCGTATACTTTTGCTAATGCTAGTGGAAATATTCCACTGAGTCAGCTAGACACCAATTTTGCAAATGTCAAAGCATTTGCAAATACCGCCGGCACTGTGACCACAGCTGCACAACCCAACATTACATCAGTTGGTACACTATCAAGTTTGAGTGTAACTGGTAACATTGTTGGGACCTTGTCTACTGCTGCACAACCCAACATTACATCAGTTGGTACATTAACATCATTGACCGTTGCTGGCAATATAACTGCTGGTAACATTATTGGAACCATTGTTGGAAGCATTTCCAATGCTGTTTATTCTAACACTGCAGGTACTGTGACCACAGCTGCACAACCCAACATTACATCAGTTGGTACATTGACATCGTTGGCAGTTACTGGTAACATTACCAGTGGCAATGTCAGTGGCACTAACATTGTTGGAATCTTGTCCACTGCTGCACAACCCAACATTACATCAGTTGGTACATTGACATCGTTGGCAGTTGCTGGTAACATTACCAGTGGCAATGTCAGTGGCACCCGTGGTGCATTTACCAATTTATCAGGAACATTAGAAACTGCTAGTCAACCCAACATTACATCAGTTGGTACACTATCAAGTTTGAGTGTAACTGGTAACATTACCAGTGGTAATGTCAGTGGCACCCGTGGTGCATTTACCAATGTATCAGGAGCATTAGAAACGCCAACAGTGAATTTAGGAACAGTGAGCGGAAGTTTACAAATTGATGTGTCTGCTGGATCAGAACAAAACTTTACAACCTCTGGCAACGTCACCTTGTCGTTTGCTAACTGGCCAACCACTGGTACTTACAAAGAAATAAATGTTACTGTTACTGTGGCAAATTCTGCACATAAAATCACAGGTCCAATCGGAATAGTAAATTCATATGGTATAGTTGGATTAAATTATGCCACTGGAGTTATGTCATTTCCAGTGTCTGGTGTGTACAAATTTACGTTCTCGTCACAAGATGCTGGATCCACTATATCAATAAGTGAAAACAATACTATATTGCGCCCTTATAACTCAAGCTCAGAAACAATAACTGCAACATCAAATGCAACTATCAGCATAGGAACTTCTTACAGTATATACAATCCAAGTCCGTCGTCATCTGCAGGAACTGCATATTTAGGCAATGGTGTTGCCGGACAAATTAAAACGGTTGGTAGCTTTGGATTATCAACATGGGCAGTTACAGTTGCCAGTGCAAGTTGGGGAAATACCATCACATTTAACTCAGCTGGGCAAAATGTTACATTGGTTTGGTCAGAGCCATTTGGTGCTTGGCTATTGCTAAACAGACTTGGATCTCCTGTGCTTTCTTAGCACACACTGATATTTTGCGATAAATACACCAAATAACTTAGGATAACTTATGACAAGTGCAATTAACCCAAACAACATTGACGGTACTTACCCAGTAGCCGGTCAAGACAACAATTCACAAGGTTTTCGTGATAATTTTACGAATATCAAAACCAATTTCCAGTATGCAGAAGATGAGATTACCGACCTGCAGAACAATGCTATTTTAAAAAGTGCGTTATCTGGATCTACACTAGATAACAACATGCTAGGTAGCTTACTTTACAACGTTGAACTAGGCGACTTAGGATACACTCGTTTAGCACTTGGTACAACAGGTGGGTCTGTGACTCTCAACTATGCTGTTGGCACATATCAAACAATGACCACTAACGCCAGCACCAGCTTAGGTTTTAGTAATTGGCCAGCTGCTGGTGTTGCTGGAGAAATTTATCTACAAATCACTGTAGCTAGTGTAGCTCATACATTAACATTGCCAGCTGCAGTTAGTGTAGGATTAACAGGCATCCAGGGTATTAGCGGACAAGTTATTACATTTGGTGCAACAGGAACATATAACTTTAGATTCACATCAAATGATGGCGGATCTACTATTACCGTCTACGACTTAAATCGTCCGCTAAATGTTTATACAAATCCATTGTTCTTAACGGGCAGTGAAGATTTAGCCAGTGCGGCTGCTGCAAGTTTAACATTACCAACAAGTTATTTTTCAACAGGTGGTTCTGGAGAAACAGCTACATTAGCAGCTGGTACCAATGGACAGATTAAAACATTTGCTATGTTTGCCGACGGTGGTGGCGATATGGTTATCACTGTAACTAATCCTGGATGGGGCGGCTCAGGCACTATTACTTTTGCTGATGTTGGTGATGCTTGTACGCTTCAATATATTAACTCAAAATGGTTCTGCACAGGTAACAATGGTTGCGTATTTGGTTAACCAAAATCATTGACTTTGTACCTGGAGTGTTGTAAACTACACACATGGAACATCCTCTATTACCCAGCTTAGACCACATGA